CTCCCTTTTATCAAGCCTACCGCTTATCGCGCGGTCTTCGAACAGTCTTTTGTTTTCGAGGACTGTTAGCCCTGTAGTCCCTGTCTCCTTCCAGCGAGGTTTTCATTTCGCTGTGGTAGGATTCCACACTCAAGGCTCTAAAGCATCTCCTAAAAAGAGTCGCTTTAATAAGACTAATTACTGTCAACTCGCGATGGGGTTTCACCCGTCGATAAGTTGATTTGTAGCGCGGATCGGATGGCTCGGTATAAGACATTAAACACTTAAAGGCAAAGACAACGAAATCATAACCTAAAGGAAGGTTATGAGCAATTAGATCCTCACACTTGAGGACCGAGAAATATGCCCATCTCCAGACCTGTAAGGCCGAGAGATCCAGCATAGTCTCGTTTTCTAATTGGGCAAAATAGAATGACAAAATTACTTTTGCATTTTTATCTAGCCATCGTTGTTTCCACTCAGCTCTGTAGCGGAGAGCTCTGTTAATCGCAGAGACTCCGCGGCAATAGTCGATAATCGACTGCTTCGCTTCTTGAAGCAGGGTTTTCAACCCAGCAATAAAGAAGTTGTACAGGGAACCTTCCAGTGTTAGAAAGTAATTATTTAATATGTTTGGCGTGCCAGTGACCGAACCGGGGAAAGCGCAATACGCAAGTAATGCGCACCACCGTTTCAGACTCCTGTTCTTGAATTCCCCTATCTCTTCTTGGGTGGCCTTCGACTTAGACAGTCTGTCTAATTGAAGATTCATCCAGAAAGAGCCAGGGGCAAGGACATAAGAGCACAACAGACCAGAATAATATGATCTAACCATACCAACAGCAAGCCCCTCAAACCAGTTCTTAAACTGATAGTGGTTACACATCAGTTTAAGGGGGACTGTGATACTGGCACAGTTTACTTCATCACAGTACCATCTAAGCATTGTCCGCTGGGCCAGCATCAATCGAGAATCGATCGATACTGAACCTAGGACTTCACGTAGTGATACCGGTGAAACATTGTGCTCTCGCAGTACGATGTTCGACGCAAATTCAAAGAATCCGCAATTAGATTCGAATGATTTCGCTGGAGAGAAGGGGATGGACAATTCCGTCAGGAGAGCCTTGTATGACTCCCCGACCGCCCTATCGGCTATGACGATATCATCGCCGAGAACCTGATAGGAGGTGAAACGTAACTGACCTCCCCAACCCACCCTTTGCGCAGCGACAGCGACCAAGTAATGGTGCGCTACAGCCAACATCGCCCACGATGAATATGCCCCCATCGGTTGTCCAGTTCCATAACGGTACTTTTCACCTAAGAACATGTAGTCTCGCTCGACTAAGAGTCGGGTCCAACCATTGGCGTACTCTTCATCGAAGAGTCGCGTTAATATAAACGTATATATCCCTATCGGAATACGATCAGTTGCACTCTTCAAATCCAGGGACAGATAATAGTCCCCGGGTAACGCCTTGAGGTATTCTACCCCTTTGGCGTGATTGAAAGTACAATCTTGCTTGTTCCTTCGCAGGAACTCGAACAAGTAGTCATGCAGTGGTTTTAACAACCACTGGGTGATCTGATCTACGATAGCGAACACTCGAACCTTCCCTGCCGCCTCATCCTTCGTGCTTAACTTTCCAAGTCGAAGCACTACGCTTCCATCAGGGTTCAGGAGCTTGGCCTTCCCTCGATGAGAGGTGAACGGCCCAACTCCATCCAGACACAACGTTTTCTTCTCCTCTTCGGAGAGTTTATGATACTGTTCGTCAACCCACTCCATCACTCGTTTTAATTTCGAGTGGGGGCGTGTGAAGACGGGTATCAAATCCCGACCGAAGTGGTGGATGAAAGCGTGGTAATCTGGGATTAAACCCATGCCTCCTACTGAGGCATTGGGTCCCGATGAAAAGCTCGGAAGAAACGAAGTTTGTGACTCCTCCTCGTCGGTCTGATTCAACGAATCAAACCCCGTGGTTGGGTACTTTGCTGTAGGGAACTCTTCCGGGAACTCATCCTCTACCACAGAAGAAGCCTTCTTACCTTTTGATCCGAAATACCCTTCGGGTCCAGGATCATGGAGCCCTATGGCTCCGGCAAAAGGTACATCATTAGTACCTTTTCCAAAGTAAGAATCAACTTCTTTTGCGGGAGGGGAGAGAACCTGCCCAGAGTGTTCAAATTCAGGGTTATACTCAACCGAACCGAACCATAGTGGTAGTATTCTAGCACTAGGACCTAACACCGTCTCAAAATCTACTTTACCTTCTCCCTCGTAACCATCGGTGATGGGAGAGAAGTCAACTTTAGCGCGAGCTTTTCCTGTCGTTCCCTTATAAAGGAATAACAGAGAAAAGACAAAGCGGATGATCTTAGGATCACCCCGCCGTAAACCCACCCTGAACAGGGCCGGCAAGTCGGAAGGAAGCCCATTCTTGATCCCGATGCTCTGACCGAGCATCCAGCGATCAACCATGGGATTCCCTGACAGAAAATGACCGACGCATACTGCGTCGTTCTTTAGCCGTTTTGCGAAAGCAAGGTACCCTTGCGTTTTTAGTATAATGTACATTCTGTACGCGAACTTATAGAGCGCGTCTTGCACGCTCTTTGGTGGAACCTTCCCCGTCGCCCAATGGTACAGGACTTTCCCGTACCTTTGGATGACCCGAAGACAATTGTCTTCAGTCAACAAGACAGTTGACGAAGCCCCGTTGAACTTTACATCCGCCCCTATCCCCTGCACAATCGCAGGGAGAAATCCTTTTAGTGATTGTGATAGGGGGGGGGATTCAGGTGTTTGATCATGAAGAGGGACATCTGCAACTCGTTTAGATTTCGCAGCTGCGAGCAGATGCACGGAACCTTCTGTAGACCGATAAACGGCCAGAAGTTTCACATATTGTGTCCTAGAGACATAGAGAATCTCACTCTTATTCTCTGGGTCCACAATAGCGTACATCCCTCCTTCAACTTCCGCCCAATCTATCTCTCGATAGAGCGGGTGGTTGATATCTTGGAAAGCTGTAGATGTCGTATGGAATGAAAAGATAGATCCAATAGTAATTGAATGATTTATGTTAGTAATTATCATATTCTGTTAAAAAGCTCAAGTTGGGAGAGTCGTAACTCTACACCATCCTCTCACAAGGGTGTTGGTCTTTACTCCGACTCTACGAGTAAGAGTACCTGACTCCCAAGGATTGGGGGTTAGGTGCCGGCTCCATCTACTAGACCTTAACGGAGTTAAGAACTTCTGGTAGACCACGCGCAATCAAAAATAGACCGGCCGGTCCTTTTCGAAGGGCTTGCCGCATGTGTCTACGGGAAGGAGTTCGTCCTTGCCGTGAATCTAGGATCTTTGGAGGCACCGAGGCCAATGCTCCAGATGGGCTTATGAATGAAGAGAGATTCAAACTACGAGTTACCTCGTAGTCTCGG